GTATGTCGTTAGCTGATCCTTATGGAGCGCAAAAGAGCGCAGTAGGAAAATTTTTCGAAGGTATTGCTAGTGCGTTTGGTACAACACCAAATTATTCAAATATACCTGAAACGCAACGAAGACAAATTTTAGAAAACCAATATTCTAAATATATAAACCCTACTAATGATCCAAATCTCCGTGGATATAATCCGCGACAACCATCAGGTAATACATCCGCTGGAATATTACGTTCAGGTGTTCGTCCTGGACAAACGGTTATTGATCCTTCAAGTAACCAACCTACGACGGTACAAGAATTTAGACAACCTCAAAGTGTGATGGATAAAGGTGCAGGAATTTTAGCTGCATTAAATATTCCAGGATCGTCTTTTTTAATTGATCGGGCAACAAGAGTCAAAGGGTTAGAGGGAGTACCGCCTATGGTTGATGGTCAACAAGCGACACCTCTTAGTTCAGGGATATTGAGACCATTAGAAATGTTATTAAGTCCTGGAACATCATCTATTCCTGGAGTCAAACAAGGTACACGATATTTAGATAATGTAATCGGAAAAGCGAATGAATTAATTTCGCAAGGTAGCCAAGTTCAAAAAAATCAAGAAACGATAAACGGTGGAGTAACTACGCTACCAACAGATAGAAATGCGTTTAATCAAAATTTTAGAGCATCTGATTTATCTCCTGCTGGTTTAGAAGTTACAGGATTAAATCGTGGTGGTATATTAAATCGATATTTAGCAAATTTAACGACTCCTAGTTTTGGCGGTCCAGCTGATGCAAAAGTAAATCAAAGAACACTTGACACTGCAAACTAATGGAATTAGATTTTTCGCATCTCCCTAGAGAAAAACAAGAATTAGCATTTGTACTTGCTGAGGAATTACAACAACGCGAAACTCGTAAAAAAGCACAAGAAGATTTTTTAACGTTTGTAAAATTAATGTGGGCTTCGTTTATAGAAGGAGCGCACCATCGTAAAATGTCACAAACATTTAATCGTATTGCACGTGGTGAATTAAAACGTGTGATTATTAATATGGCACCGAGACATTCTAAATCAGAAATGTCGTCGTATATGCTTCCATCTTGGCTCTTGGGTCTTAAACCTGATTTAAAAATAATTCAAGCAACGCACACAGGTGAATTAGCAGTACGTTTTGGTAGAAAAATTCGTGACCTTGTAGATTCAGAAGATTATAAAAAGGTATTTCAAGATGTGGTATTGCGAGCAGATTCCAAAGCGGCAGGAAGATGGGAAACTTCTAAAGGAGGAGAATATTTTGCAGCTGGTGTGGGAGGTGCTATCACTGGTCGTGGTGCTGATATTCTTATCATTGACGATCCGCACTCGGAACAAGACGCGATGAGCGAAACTGCTATGGATATGGCATACGAATGGTATACATCAGGTCCAAGACAGCGTCTCCAGCCAGGAGGGACGATCATTTTAGTCATGACAAGATGGTCGAAAAAGGACTTAACAGGTCAATTATTAAAGGCACAAGCCCTTGATCCGAAGGCAGATCAATGGGAAATCATAGAATTTCCTGCAATTATGCCTTCTGGCAACCCTTGTTGGTCAGAATTTTGGAAAATTGAAGAATTAGAAGGAATAAGAGCCTCTTTACCACACGCAAAATGGGCAGCACAATGGATGCAAGAGCCAACAGGCGGTGAAGGAGCGATAATTCAGCGCGAATGGATAAAAATTTGGGAAAAAACGTCACCTCCTGTGCCTGAATATATAATTCAGAGCTACGATACTGCGTTTTTAAAGTCACAAACTGCAGATTTTAGCGCAATTACGACTTGGGGAGTGTTTTTTAACGAAGATGACGGACAATATAACATAATTTTACTTGATTCTATAAAAGATCGGTACGATTTTCCTGAATTAAAGCGTGTTGCTTACGAAAATTATATACATTGGGAGCCTGATTCTGTTATCATCGAATCCAAAGCGTCAGGTTTACCGTTAACACAAGAATTACGTGCAATGGGGATACCTGTACAAAATTATTCGCCTAATAGAGGCAATGATAAAATTGCGAGGACTAATGCTGCAGCTCCTTTATTTGAATCTGGACTTGTATGGGTTCCTGAAACTCGTTTTGCTGAGGAATTGGTTGAGGAACTTTGCGAGTTTCCGAATGGCGAACACGACGACTTGGTTGATTCGACCACCCAAGCGTTATTACGATTTAGGCAAGGAGGGTTTATACGACAACCATCCGATTACGAAGATGATGAATTAGAGTATAAGTTAAAAAACTTTGTATACTACTAGGGGATAATTATGGCAGTAGAAAAATCACTTTCTGAAGTAATTCAAGCAAACCCTGAAGACGCAACAGAAATTACTATAGAAACACAAGAAGTGCAACAAGTATTACCGTTTGCGTCTAATGATACAGTAATGCTGGAAGATGGTGGAGCTATTGTTGGTTATGTAGAAGACGAAGAAGAATCCGAAACCGAGTTTTATTCTAATTTAGCGGAGGAAATAGATGAAGGTGAATTACAAACATTATCTTCAGAACTTCTTGCATCGTATAAAGATGATGTCGATTCGCGTCAAGAATGGCTTGATCAATATACAGACGGACTTGATTTACTTGGAATCAAGGGTGATGATCGTGAAGAACCTTTTAGGGGAGCGTCTGGTGTTTATCATCCGTTATTGGCAGAAAGTGCTACGCAATTTCAGGCAGGGGCATACAAAGAATTGATCCCTCCTGGAGGACCAGTGCAAACAAGAATTGTAGGTTCAGAAACTAAAGAAGTTTTAGAACAAGCTGAACGTGTTCGTAATTATATGAATTTTTTAGTTTTAGATATAATGGAAGAATTTGATCCTGAACTAGATCAAATGTTATTTTATTTACCATTAGCAGGTTCTACATTTAAGAAAACATATTATGATCAGACGTTAAATCGACCTGTTAGTAAATTTGTTCCTGCCGATAATTTAGTTGTATCCTATACAGAATCAAGTTTAGAAACTTGTCCTCGTTTTACACACGTTATAAATATGAATTTAAATGACGTTCGTAAACTACAAGTTTCAGGGTTTTATAGAGATATTGAACTTCTTCCTGATGATGGCACGGAGGATGAAGCAAAAGATAAAATTCAACAATTAACAGGTTTTAGAAAAAACGTACAATCGGACGATACAGTTACAATTCTTGAAATGCATGTTGATCTAGATTTAGAAAATTATCCTGATCTTGGGGAAGACGATGAACCGACGGGCATAGCTGTACCATATATCGTTACGATACATGAAGAATCTAATGAGGTACTAGCTATCCGTCGTAATTATAAACAAGGTGATCAAACTAGGAGAAAAATTAGATATTTTACGCATTATAAATTTCTTCCTGGACTAGGGTTCTATGGTTTTGGTTTAATTCATATGATTGGAGGATTGACTAAATCAGCGACCTCTATCCTTCGTCAATTAATTGATGCAGGAACTTTAGCAAATTTACCAGCTGGATTTAAAGCGAGAGGTCTTAGAGTTCGAGACGAAGATTTACCGCTCCAGCCTGGAGAATTCCGTGACGTTGATGCACCTGGATCGTCAATCCGTGAGGCAATCATGCCCTTGCCTTATAAAGAACCATCTGGCACTTTATTACAAATGTTAGGTGTTTTGATTGAAAGTGGTCGGAGATTTGCGTCCGTCACGGATCTTAATATAGGTGAAGGTAGTCAAGCAAATCCTGTGGGAACAACTGTTGCTTTATTAGAACAAGGTACAAAAGTTCTTAGTGCTATACATAAACGTCTTCATTATGCACAACGTCAAGAACTAAGAATTTTAGCAGATGTGATTAAAACATCTATGCCGCCTGAATATCCTTATAAAGTAGAGGGTTTAAATTCAAACGTAAAAGTAGACGATTTTGACGATCGAATAGATATTGTTCCTGTTAGTGATCCTGCAATGTTTAGTATGAGTCAACGTGTAACATTAGCGCAAACACAGCTACAATTAGCTCAATCTGCACCTCAATTACATGATTTACACGAAGCTTATAGACGTATGTATTCTGCATTAGGTATACAAAATATAGATAAAATACTACCACCAAAAGACGAAATGTCGCCAAAAGACCCTGTTTCTGAGAATATGGATGCTTTAGTAGGTAAACCATTAAAAGCTTTTCAATCACAAAACCATGACGCACACGTTGCTACACATGGTGCGTTTTTACAAGATCCAAACATACAAAAGAATAAAGTAGCTGTTCAAGTTCTTATGTCTCATATGCAAGAACATTTAGCTATGAAGTATAAACAACAAGTTGAACAGATTCTTGGTGCGCGATTACATGCTGAAGGTCAGGTATTACCACCACAACAAGAAGCTTTATTAGCGCAAGCTACTGCAAAAGCGACTCAGGAGATTAGTCAAATGGCACAACAAGCTGCAGGAACAGGTCAATTTGATCCTATAGTTCAGTTAAAACAACAAGAACTTCAAATACAACAACAAGAAGTTCAACGAAAAGCAATGGCTGACCAAGCTCGTAATCAGATTGAAGCTGCTAAACTTCAACAAGATGGACAGCTTAAAAAGGCAGAAATTTCTTCAGATGAAGATATCGCAGCACTTCGTGCAAATGTAACATTAGCTACAAAGAGGTAAAAATGGACACTACAGAAAAGAAATTAAGAGATTATTTTTTCGATAGTAAATACGATGATACTATGTCTTTTGACGAATTTAAAATAAAAATGGGTGATAAAATCATTCGTGAAATAGAACAAAACCCCATGAAAGGTGTGAAAAAACGTGGTGGTGGCGGTAGCATTATGACCGATAAGCAAAAGAAATTTGCAAAATTAGCCCCTCCTAAAGATAAAATCACCTATGCAGATAAGATTGCAGGTGCTACAAAGAATAATAAAGTAAGAGAGGCTAAAGACGGTGCTTATGGTGGTGGCAACTTTGGTGGCGATGAAGTGTTAGCTGCTGGTCGTTCTAGAGGTGGTGGCGCAGCAATCAAAGGTACTAAATTTACTGGGGTTTATTAATGGACTTATTTTCCTATCTTTTAGGTAAAATAGAAAAAAGACAAGAAGCTATCAGTGAAATGTTAATGTCAAATGGTATTGCTAATATGGAGCAATACCACCATGCTATGGGTCAAGTTGCGGCTTTAGGCGAACTAGAACAATTATTAAAAGAAACTAGAAACAGAATGGAGACTAACGACGATGAATAAAAGGTTATACGTTCCTGACCATGTAATAGAGGAACGCCAAGCCGCTACTAAAGCGCAAACGCAATTAAAAAAAGATGCATTAAATCCGTCTAATTTTGCGTTATCAGAAGAAGTGGACGAATCTAGATCAGCTCTAGATCGACTTCCTAAACCTACTGGCTGGCGAATCCTTATCCTTCCTTATACAATACCAGACTCCACTAAAGGTGGTGTTTTACTTTCCGATGAAACGAAAGAACGTAATCAATTAGCAACTAATGTTGGTTATGTTGTTAGTCTTGGTCCAGATGCATATAAAGATGAAGGTAAATTTCCTGATGGTGCTTGGTGTAAAAAAGGCGATTGGGTAATGTTTGGTCGTTATGCAGGGTCAAGATTTAAGATAGATGGTGCAGAACCACGTCTTTTAAATGATGATGAAATTCTTGCGGTGATAGATGATCCGCGTGATATAGTAGCTGTTTAGGAGTAAAATATGGCAGACGTAAAAGAAAAAGAAGTCGATGAAAATGAAGTTGATATCGATGTAGAAGTAGAAACTGAAGAAGAACAAGAACAAGAAGAAGTTCAAGAAACAGCATCTAAAGACGAAGAACATGATCAATATTCTAAAGATGTAAAGAAGCGTATAGATCAGTTGACGTTTAAAATGCGAGAAGCTGAAC